GAATCTTTTTTTAAGTGTATGAATAAGGCTTTTAAGCGGTCATTTTTAGATGCTGCCGCTTGGGAGGGGCGATTTATTGCCGAGGGTTATAAGTCAACCTTAGTAAAAAACGTAAAAGCGCAGAAATATAAAGAAGGTGGGGGAGGTTTTGCTGAATGGAAACCTCTTAATCGGGCTTATGCGGCTAGAAAAGAAAAGCTAGGATTAGATAATAGGATGTTAATTGCCACTGGGAAGTACCTAGAGGAAATTAGCGTTCGTTTGCCTCGCGTAGATGGTGAAAAAGTAACGTACATAGTGGAGCCTTCCAAGAAGACGGTGATTGGTCAAAATACTGCTGATTTTACCTATGGCTGGTTATCTGTCGTTTTAGAGAGAGGTTCTGTTTCTAGAAATATACCCCCAAGGCCGCACTGGGGGCCAACAGGAGCAGAATTCGCAAATAGGCGCTCTGAGTTTGCGGAGAAACTGCAAAGAAGATTCATAAAAGATTTTGATAATAGAATCAAAGACTGTCTTTCACGCTGATGTGCGTTGCTAGTACAGTAAAGGAGATCATAAAATGCCAGCATCTTATGTAAGCCCCGGCTTATACATCAGAGAGATCGATGAATCTTTATTCGTCCCTGCTCTCGCTGATACGCCTTTTGGGGTAGTTGGTTTTGCTACTTGGGGGCCTATTGCGGGCGACCCTGCTGATAATGTTACGGCACCTAGTTTAGTTACTAATGCTGGTCAATTGTCCAAGAATTTCGGCCCTGCCGTTGGTGTGCCTGTTTCTTCTTATAGTGAGACAAATGATCAGTACCCGACACAGCCAATGGTTTATGCGGCTGCGCGGTACCTTAGGTCTGGCCGTCGTTGCTATATTGTACGGGTGGCTGATTTAGACGCTACTTCTAACCCTGCCAGCGCAGCTGCTAAATCCACTGGTTTTATTAAGGGTAAGGCGACAAACATAGCGCCTCCTACAATTAATACTACCAACCCTTCAGAGCTTGCTAACCCAATAGCAAACCTGATGAATCTTACTACATCCAATAGCGGTGGAAAACTAGCTAATGGGACTTATAATTTTGCCCTCACTTTTGTTGATAGCTCTGGCGGTGAGACTACTGTAGGGCTTTCGGAGAAGGCTATTACCATAAGCGGTGGTGGTACAGCACAGATTATTAATGTGGATTTCGATGGGACTTGGCCTGCTGGAGCTTCAACCGCAAATCTTTACATGCGGCTGGGTTCTTCAGGATCTTACGGTCTAATAAAAGAAGGCTTAACTGAGACCGCATTTAAAGCTAACCCGACCATTAGAACGTTGCCTTTTGATACAGCTTCTAATGTGTACAAGGTTTCCGCTAAGTATAAAGGGACTTTGGGCAACCGGCTGAAAATCGGAGTGGCTCCGGGTGGGGATACATCCCTCACTAAGCCTACAAAGAAATACACCATTAGCTTGGAGTCTCCGGTAACTACTAGCATCGTAAGTCAGGTTGAAGTTTTTGACGGCGTAGCCTCAAACCCAAACCAAAAGAATGCTGATGGTACCAGTGACGACGCCCTTAAGCGTATCACTAACAGCACGAGTGAGTTTATTTCTTTAGACTTGATTAGCAAGCTTACCACCGTAGCGGCTAAGGACACTACTAACGGTTCAGTTACTGCCCCTACGGAGGCTAGTGATGGTACATACCAAGCTGCGGCAAGTGAAGGTGTTGGATTATTTAATGGTAACGGCCCTACTGATGGGGTGACTACCTCGAAGCCCGGTTACGTCAGGGTTGGAGTTTCTTTTACCGGTGCTAACGGTGGAGAAACTGCCATCACTTACGTTGCTAGCACAATATCCTTAACCTCTATTTGGAATACTAGTGGTGTGTGGCAGAGCGGTCAAGGTCAAATCACCGTAACGGCAAGGAGTGGCGCTGTAAGTGCTACCGAAGCTAGTGCAGTAAATATTTACCTAAGCAAAGAAGTTGCAAGCACCAATAGTGGAGCAACTGACGCAGATTGTCGCTTAGTTAAGACTGTCCCAGTAGCCAATTGGGTCAATGGTGAGACGTTTATCCTGAAGATTCTGCCGGGGCAACAGTTGCCAAACAACACATCGACCGCTGTCGGTGGCTCTCTAACTGGCGGCTTGGATGGGTTACCTGCAACTGGTGCCACAACTGCACAAAAAGACGCTTTATATGTCGGACAAGCTAAGGACGCTGTTCAAGAAGCCACAGGGTTGCAGATATACCGAGATGTAGAAGTTACCAATGTGAACCTTTTGGCAGTGCCAGCTGTGTCAACAGCAGCGGTTGTAACAGCTTTAATCGACGTTGCTGAAAAGCGGGGCGATTGCTTGGCTTTGGTTGACCCTCCCTCGAAGGGTGGTATTGACGGTGCAGGCACTGGCGGCATTAAATCTGCTGATGGCGTAATCAAATGGCACAACGGTGTGTCTGGGTTAACCGATGCGCCTACAACTTCACTTAACTCAAGCTATGCAGCGATGTTTTGGCCTTGGGTGCAGGTAATGGACGGTTTGAACGCCCAAAAGCTATATCTGCCACCTTCGGCTATTGCTGCGGAAACTATCGCGCAGAGTGACTATGCTAGTGAGCAGTGGTACGCTCCAGCAGGTCTTAATCGCGGTGCTGTTAAGAACGTTCTTCAAGCTCAATTCCGTCCAACTTTGGGTGAGCGTGACGCTCTCTACTCTCAAGGTAATGCAATCAATCCGATTGCTACTTTCCGTGGTACGGGAATTGTTGTTTGGGGTCAGCGTACACTTCAGCGACTCCCAACTGCTTTAGATCGAATTAACGTAAGGCGTCTACTTATTTTCTTACGCCAAGTTATTGATCAAGCAGCAATTGGCCTTGTCTTTGAGCAAAACGACTCGTCCATGTGGCGTAAGTTTACTAATATCGTCAGCCCAGTTCTTGATGGAGTTCAAGCACGTCGTGGCATCGTTGACTACCGAGTAGTTATGGATGAATCGACAAACACTCCAGATGTTATCGAGCAGAACCAAGCTGTCGGTGACATCTTCATCAAGCCCACCAAGACTGCTGAAATTATTGTCTTGAACTTCATTGTGACTTCCCAGTCTAGCGAGTTCACTGAGACATCTACTACTGGTAGTCTTTAATACAAAGGAATTACGGGGGTATAAGTCATGCCACTATATACAAGAGCGACTCAACATTTAGCCACACAAGCTGGCGGGTTCGAGCCTCAAAGACAACATAACTGGTCTTTTGAGGTTAGTGGGATTGGTGGGGATGCTGATTCACAAGTTCTCGCCCTTTCACTTGTTCAAGGGTTTTTACCTACAGGTTATAACGAAGAAGTCCCTATCCCATATGGTAACGAAGTAGTGTACGTTGCTGGTCGTGCCCTTTGGGAAGCCGGTGGTTTAATTTGCCGAGATTTTATTGATCAGGACGTTGCTGCTCAACTTCTAGAGTGGCGTCGTCAGGTCTATGATCCGGCTACCGGAGCCATTGGCTTAGCTTCAGGGTACAAGAAGCAAGCTAGTATTGTTCTTTTCCCGCCAAACTACGATGAGTCTGCTGGAGCGACTTCTACTGAGTTCCAACGCCAGTGGATTCTGCATGGCTGCTGGCCAATTCGTGTGAACGCCGCAGCTAATGGCTTGGACATGACTTCTTCAGGACAGGTCATGATCGAGTTAGCCGTTCGTTACGACAGAG